TCTTGTGTTGCAGGATTTCCTATTGTTGTTTCTGTTCCATAAAATACTAAGTGACGATCCGGTGTAGATACAACCATGTGTCTTGATGCGGTTGGCGCTCCTGTTATAATCGTACATCTTGTATCTGTTGCATTTGATAATGAAGAATCCCATTCAAATACCGAACTGTCGTGAATTAAACAAATTGCTTTGTCACCAAAATTATCTATTGACCACATACCTGGTTCAAGAACTAAATCTCCTGATGCTGCTTCACCCCATGCAACATAG